TTCGGTTACGTCTACCTCATTACTAATAAGACAACAGGCAAGAAGTACATCGGTAGAAAATATTTCGTACAGAAACGAAAGCCTAAGGGAGGTAAGAGACGAGTTACCTCTGAGTCAGACTGGAAGAAATATTATGGATCATCCCCCGAGCTCAAAGCCGACGTATCCGAATATGGAAAGACCAATTTTTCCAGAGAGATCATATCCCTACATAGAACCCTCGGAAGAACAAATTATGAGGAGACCAGACAACTCTTTCTAAATAACGTGTTGACTGAGGCTCTTGACAATGGAGAGCCTGCCTACTATAATTCTAATGTTCTAGGACGTTACTACCGAAAGGACTATTTCGATGCTTGACCCCTCATTTCAATCCGATCTCTTCCAATTCACTCAAGATTATGAAGAGGAGAAACTTACACAAGATTATATCATCGACAGGATTCATGACCTGTACGATCAAGGTGCCTATGAGGAAGCGGTAGCTTTCTACGAAGAATGGAGAGAGGATATTGAATAGTTATCAACAGTGGCAGAGACCACCTGTTCCCGATCCTATGCCGTATCTTCAAGAGGCGGCAGATATTATACAATCACATGAAATAAATTTAGATGAAGAAGGTATTCTTGATCTGCTTCAAATAAAATATAGATGGCCAGAACCTTCTCTTGAGGTCATCAATCAGTGCCAGAAAAAATCTAATGGATTCTTTGATTCTAGGGGTTACATAATCTTCGATAAATGGAAGAGGTTATTTGATCTGGGGTTCACTAGTCTCTTGAGTAACGTTATGGATCTGACATCAGATCTTAGATCTCTTGACCAGAAATTATTTGAATACAAGGGATCAGAAACTAATGCTAATCTATATTTGAGTGCTGGAACTGTTTTCAATAGACCAAGTTTTGATCCACACAATCACGACTACCATGTCATAGTAAAACCAATCTATGGCACTTGCACATGGAGTATCAATGGACAGACTAAAGAAGCAGATCCATCAGATATTCTTATCATACCAGAGGGAACTATGCACTCTGTCATAGCCAGCCCAGAACCTAGATTGTCATTAACTATTAATATGTCAGGATGATGGATGAATATATAAACTACATGGTCAAACTTGGGGTAGATCACATACCTCATTTGGAAGGCGATCTCTTATCACATTGTATGAGAGTGGCTGGTATGTTGTATTCTTATGGAAGACCAGAAGATGAGGTGAAGGCAGGGTTGTTTCACTCTGTTTATGGTAATGAATTTCAGATGTATAAAGTTGATGTTGATAGAGATGATCTCTGTCACTTGATTGGAAATTATGCAGAATACTTGGTAGCAAAATTTAACAGTTTAGAGGATCGACCTTACACTATTTTATGTGGAAAGGGATTAAAAGATCCAGAGAAGACTGCTCTTAGGTGGTTGGAGTACTGTAACATTAGAGATCAAGATCCAGAAGCTGATATATTAAAAGAGTTTGAGTTAGTTTTGAAGGTAGAAGACAATGTTGAAAGCGAGATGTAAACTATGTAATACAGAGTTGCGAGCAACGACTAAAGTTCAAGTCTGTAGATGTGAAAATCAAATGATGGTTGTTGATGAGACTGTTGGGGCTATCGATCTTAATCAGGTAATCCTTACAGAATATGACAAAACTATTAAATATGATGGTATTCTGACATTTGATGATCTAAAATACCAAGAGGAACGCCGAAGAAGAGGCGTTAAAAAATTAATCTACGAGGAACGATGATCAGTCTAGACGAGAAGTACCATAGCTACCTTGAAAAAGGTAAGTCATTGAAAATTGATGGTGTAAATGAAAAACTTACGGGCTATGGATACAGTTGTGACGGATCAGAAATTGTTGGGTTTTACTTGACAACTGTAAATTATAAGTTACACTATAATCTCAACGAACAATTTATTAAACTTGAGGCACTCAGAGAACTCTCCGAGTAACCTTATACATACTATACATGAAAGTAAATTAGAAAAATGAATTTATTGCCTGATGCAGAGTTGTTCTTTTGGAATAACAAATCAAAAAAATTAGTGAAGAAATCAGTACACTCATTGTTCGAGGGTAAAGATGTTCTTCTTGTCTCTGTGTGCGGTGCTTTCACACCTCCATGTACAGAGATGGTCAAGGAGTATGAGAAACTTTATGACACCTTCATCAAAGAAACTGTTGTTGATGAGATCTATGTCGTTTCTATGAACGATTCATTTGTGATGGACAAGTGGTTTAAAGACATGAAGATCAAAAAACTTAAGTATCTTCCAGATGGAAATGGAGCATACGTTCTAAGACTTGCAAAGCAAGGTGGAATGGCTGCAACTCAATGTTCCGTCAAAATGTACAATAAAGGTATGGGAATGAGAGCATGGCGTTGGGTTATGCTAATTGAAAATAATATACAGATGGTTTACCTTGAGGAAGAGACACCAGATGGTGCTGGAACTAGAGACAACTTACCTAATGATCCATTTGAACTCACACATGCAAGTCAGATGTTAGAGTTCTTAAAGAACAGAGATCAGATTGATCATATTAACGAGGTAAACGCAGCAACGGCTAAAGACAGCGCACACATGCCAGGATCAACAGATCATTTACCTAAACAACCGCAAATGTAATGCAAGTTATTTCACTTCAATATCTTGAAGAAAACTTTGAAGAATTGGTCGATCGAGCGTCAGCTGGAGAGACCTTTTTAATAGATACTCCTGATGGACAGGTAGCACTTGTTCCTCATAAGGATATTCTAAAACCAGTTATTGATTCTGGACAGGCTCAGGATATAGAGCACATGTGGAATCATGATGACGGTGCTTGACAAAAACTAAATACAGGACTACAATAGTAACGTAAACACAATCGGAAAATGTCCACTTTCATTTCTAAGTTCAAGAAAAATCTTGATGCTTTGGAGGGAGCAGTAGACCAAGAGTTTGCACTCGACTTCAAGTATCCAAAGATTTACAAAAAAGTTTTGAGGTACTATAAGGGAGAAGGTTATGAGTTCAGCGATGAGGATCCAGAACAGGAGTATTCATTGCTAATGAGTCTGATTGCGGAAGATCTAGGAGTTTCTAAATGATTGATGTAGTATGCCACAACGAACCATATAGGTACGTTCAAATGGAAGAACTCTTGGATAATGGTAATCCCGATTACCGTATTCAAAAGTACAATCAGTTCTCAGGTAGATACAAAGACATGTATCTATGTGATAATTACATGCAGTTCAAACTTGCCATTGATGACTTTGAATATACAAAGTGGTTAGACCCAGCTGGGGTTCCATGTTATATCAAGGATGACTGATCCTTCTCTACCAGAGAAGGCGGCTAACTTATCAAAGACCGCCTATGATATTGTTAAAGGTTTCGTCTTTGACGGAACCTTGCTTGTTCCAGATGAGGTTAAAAAAGCACGAATAGATATATGTAGAGACTGTAATCGATTTGATCCAGACCGACACTTGTGTAAAGAGTGTGGTTGTTTTTTAGTAAATAAGGTCAAATTTAGTGCAGCACATTGCCCACTAAATCTTTGGTAACATAATGGACACCGAAATTAAATATGAATTCCATGACTTTATTGGAATATTTGAGAACGCAGTAGACCCACGCTTCTGTGACTTCCTTGTAGACTACATGGACAAGGCAGAGTTTACAGATTTTAAAAGAAATTTTAGTCATGTAAAAGATAAACAAATATGTCTGGATGGATTTTCTCCTAGTGAGTGTTCCCAGTTGATGAAGTATGTCACTAATTGTTTATTTCATTACATCAATGAATATACCTACCTAGGCAATTTCAGTTATGTAAGTTCTCTGTGTCTACTTCAAAAGACAGAACCCACTAACGGATATCATTTATTCCATGCAGAAAATGTGAATTGGAATCTAGGTAATAGAACTATGGCATGGATGGTATATTTGAATGATGTAGAAGAGGGTGGAGAGACAGAATTTTTATATCAAAAGAGAAAAGTAAAACCAAAGAAAGGAACTATTCTTATTTGGCCTGGTGGATATACTCACTTACATAGAGGCAATCCTCCCATGAGTGATAAGTATATTGCTACTGGTTGGTGGCAAGGAAACATTGGACTGCAACAAGTAAACACAGCAGGGATTCTCGATAACCAATACAATGAAAGTTTAAACGCAAACTGATGTCTCATATTCATATTCTATTTCCAACACCAGTTTATCAAACTGTCTTAGACTTTAGACCATCTGAATTGAAACACATGTTAGATTTTTTAAAGACATGTGGATGGGCACCAGATATGGATATAGTCAACAGACCTAACGGAGAGACAACAAAACTGCAAGCAGATTTATTGTCAAGTCCAGAGTTGAGGTTGTTGGAAAATAGTATTGAGAATGAAGTTTATAAGTTTGCTAAGTCCCTACAACTTGATTTGAAAAAACATGGGTTGAAAAGAATCAATTCTTGGGGTAACCTACAAACGAAGGGAAATTATATTGCAGAACATCGTCACAACAATACTCAGTTTGCTGGAGTGTTTTATCTACAGGTTCCTGAGAACAGTGGCGACATTGTTTTTACAACCAAACAATCTACTTGGATCACTAGTCATTGGGAACCATCCGTGACTGGCTATGATGATCTCAATAGTTTTGAGAAAAAATTTGAACCAGAAGAGTGTGGTCTATTTCTTTTCCCTGCACACCTAGATCACTATGTGACTCCTTCATTTTCTAATGAGGAAAGATATAGTATCTCATTCAATTACAATCTAGACGGCAAGTTCTTTGGGGATTGTAATAATCATCTCACATTTGAAGTTAAAACATGATGACTCCAGAAGAGAAGGAACTCAGATCAACTTATAATTATTATAAGGATACTAAGATGGGTTTCTTTACTAAAGATGGATACGCTGCTGTACCATGCGGTAAATCCAAAAGAGTGATAGTATATGAAGGAGAGATCCTACACACAGCTCTTAATGATGACACAGCAAGGAATTGGATTGCACGCCACAGGAAGAAAAGAAAATGACTAGAATTCTAATAACTGGCCACAAAGGTTTTATTGGCAAGGAACTGTTCTCTTCTCTAAGAGAAGTTTTTGGATACGGTGTTCAAGGATTAGACAGACCAGATGACATTGGAGACTTTGTAGGTCCTTCTGGTATGTTCGCAGAACATTGGGATTGTATTATACATCTTGCAGCCTACGCTGCACTGAGAGATAGTGTGGATAATCCACATAAGTTCTGGAATAATAATGTAGAGAAGTCTAAACCTATCTTTGATTATTGTAGAGAGAATAACGTTAGGTTATTGTATGCAAGTTCTGCTGGAGCACACGAGTGGTGGCAGAATCCTTATGCTATCACAAAGAAAGCAAATGAACTCATGGCACCACCTAACAGTGTGGGCATGAGATTTTTTAATGTGTGGGCAGAAGAAGGAAGTAGAGATGATATGTTATATGAAATGTTGAAACAAAGAACTGCAAAATATTTGACAAGACATAAGAGAGATTGGATTCATGTATTGGATGTTGTGAGAGCAATCCATTACTTGATTACCAGTACATACACAGGAACTATTGATATCGGAACAGGACAGATGACATCTGTATTGGATCTTGCTGAGTCTTTAGGTATGAGTCATCTTCCTATCAAGGAGGAAACTCCCAACGAACCTGACGAGTTATGTGCAAATGTAGAACCTATGATGGAACTCGGTTGGTTTCCAACTGTAAACATTATTGCACAAACCTCTGAAGTCTGATACAATAAATAAGATGAAGTTTATTTCAAACTTGTATGGATAAGAAGACAGCACTAGTATTGGGTGCAGGCGGCTTCATTGGAAGTCACATGGTAAAACGACTACGATCAGAAGGGTATTGGGTTCGTGGCGTTGATATTAAGTACCCCGATTTCTCTATGAGTGCTGCCGATGATTTTGTTCAAGGTGATCTTAGAGAAGTAGGACTTGTAGCACAAGTCTTAGATGTAAATGGAGATTCTTTTGATGAGATCTACCAGTTCGCTGCCGACATGGGTGGTGCTGGATACATCTTTACAGATGAACACTCTGCTGACATCATGCACAACTCAGCAACTATTAATTTGAATGTTCTGAACGAACAAGTTCAACTTAATAG